CGACAGGTTATCTGACATTGCTTCAGCTAGAGTTGGATTGTTACCCCATACAAGTTTGGGGTTCTGTGCCCAGTGGTGAAGGAATCCTCCTTTGAGCGGGGCTTGGGTGACTGGTTCAGGAGCCGGAGGGGCGACTGGTTCTGGAGACGGCGGTGGAGCAGGAGTAGGTTCCGGTAGAGGTTCTGGAGACGGCGGTGGAGGAGGAGTGGGCTCGGGCATTCCAGGTATGGTCTTTGGAATTGTTACGGGTAGCTGGGTCGGCATAGTAGGAAGAGGTGGTATTGCTTTGGCTGCTTTCTTCGTTTCATCGATAAGCGTATCAAATCCCTTCTTGGCTTCGGAGGACAAAGCTACTGCACTATCGCGGATTGCACTAAATGCAGTGGTGATATCATTAACAATCTTGATTCGCTTCTGATTCATACGGCCAGCCATGCGATTGATTTCAAAGAAGTTGTCAGCCAAAAGGTCACCAACGGGCTGTGGGATAACGCGCAGATATGCCTCAACGGCTGCCGCGAAGTCCTGGCGACTAAAGCAGATGATTGCAATAATTGGCCACACAATCATGCCAAAGATGGATGCCATCACCATTCCGACCAAACTGGAATAGGGAATCGGCAAAAGGCCAAGAGTAGGAGGGATCAGCTTCTGGACCGACTTGATCAGAGTCTTTGAAGCAGCCAGTACTACATCCAAGGAAGCACCGAGAATGCCTCCAAGCACAGGTGTCTTCTCAAGATAGCTAATGAAAAATACAACCATAAAGACTACCTCGAGCATTCCACGTGCATACGGACTTGTCACTACATTCAAAAACCAGCGCAACTGTGGTCCAAGATAGTCTGTCTCATCTACTTCAACTTTAATTGGAATATCTGGAAAAAGACCTCCACGCTGTGGGGCCTTTTTGAATGATTGTAGTTTGTCAAGATATCCAGGTGACTTCCTCAGTCCACTCAAGAGGAGATCCATCCTCTCTGCGAAATCTGCAGGAAGAGGGACATTATGTTTTTGGAGGAGTTCGTCCAACTTCATTATGGTTTCATGCGATTAAAACTTCCAACGCTTATCACACTCAAGGCATGTGACGAATGTAGTCATTGGCTCATCAGCCGACCTCGTCTGCATCTGGTAGTAGTCACACTTTGTCTTGCGCTTGCAGGCAGAGCAGTGCATGAAGATAGAAGCTGTAGACCGCTTGGAGTACATCGCCTTATCGCGCTCAATTGTCTTTTCAATGATATCACGCCATCGCTTTGGATTCAGATCAACAGCAGTTGAATCAGCAAACTCCGTAGCTGTCATACTCCCCGACAAGTGTTTGTACCGATAGAGCTGAATTGCACGGCTACGATACATGTTGAGGAATACAGGGTTCTTCCAATCGATATCAACTAGCCACCTCTGTGCATCGTGAACACATCGGTTCAAGATAGCTGGCTCAATGTCCTCATTTTCAAACTTAGACTGGACGAGTGTTCGCATCGGATGATCAACAAATACATTAGACGCCTGAATCGTATGAACGGGTGCATGCGATCTGTTGTCATCCTCGTCGTCGTTGTCATCCTCATCTTCGTCAGGTTGGTCAGGTTGACCTAGTTCGTCGTCATCCTGTTCTATTGACTCAGTCTCGCTCTCGTCTTCCTTGAATGTACATGAGTTGTAGAACTCATCATACTCTGCAGAACGCAGATCCAGATAATTAGCAGCATGGCGATCATAGTCGTCTGGATTGACGTTTGCTGACTTCAAGATCGCGATCGTTCCCGAGAAGGCATCGTCGTTAAACGGTGGGGGGAGGATATGTTGATTGGTTGTTTCATCTTCTGCGTCAGATGGGATTGCAAATACTGCGAATGCACTCTCTTCTTGAACAAGCTTCCCTTGAAACTGAAGAGATGCCTGCTTGAGCTTCTTACGAAGCCACTCAAGGACATTTGCGGTCTTAGAGGGGATAACGACTTCACTGAGAGTTCCTTGAACAGAAACAAGAGTTGCTACAACCATTGTGTCTGTGTAAGAGTCTTAGGGTGATTGATTCCGTTTTGTTTAAATGTTCCTACGTCCAGTCTTGCGTCTTCCTGCCTTCTTGCCCTCTTTACGAAGAGCCAGTTTCTCTGCACGAGTACGTTTGGGTGCTCCAATTGATGATAGTTCTTGCGCTGTCATACTCCTATCATCTTCTCCGCGTGCTGCCCGCATCCTTTGTAAGCTGTTTGTGAATGCATCCGCCGTCCTTATTTTCGCGCCCGTTGAATTTGTGAATCCTGTATCTGGGTTTACGGATCGTGCACGTGCGAGTGATCGATCTAAACCTGTACTAGTTGTCAGGTTATCAAGTTCATTGCCTTCTGGCAGGGGCGGTGCTAACGTAGGCTCCGGCGTTTTCGGGCGTGTTGGGGTCCGGTCAACTGCAAGGTCAAAGTCGGCGGCGGCTTCTCGTGCTTGGGATGCCCTCCTAGAAAGACGACTAGCTACACTAGCTACAGAAGCTAAGCTTCTATTTGATTCGCTAGGAGTTGGCAGAGGTGAATCATCATCCTTCGTATCTTCGGCCAATAAGGCATTCCTCTGTGCCCTAGCATCTGCGTTCACTGTCATAGCTCTACGGGTTGGAATGATGGGCTCGTTTGCAGCAGGAAGGGGTCCATTATCTGCATTCGTATTCCTGAGAGAAACGCCGTTACGCCAAAGACCATGTGTTCCAGGCGGCGGTGGTGGCGGAACCGTTGGTGTTCGTCGACGCCCATCAAGATCATCCATCTCCTTTTCCTCTTCGGCGCTCAATGTCGGTGGCGCAACAAAGGGTTGATCTAATGATGCAAAGTCCCGTGCTTCCTGTTCTGTTGGGAGAGGTGAAACTTCTTCAGGGGTGGGGCGTTGAGGACTAGGTGTTGTCGTTCCGTTTCGCCCAATCCTTGATCGGAGATGGGGAGGCACTAAGCTCGGTACTGTGACAGCCTCATTCGGCTCGGGCAGTGGTGAATTGCCTTCAAAAGGAGGGAGTTGACGAAGAGGCCTTCTCACAGTTGTGTTTCGCCCAGTCCTTGGTCGGAGATGAGGAGGTAAGGTAGGTACCGTGATTGACTCAGTAGGCTCGGGAAGAGGTGAATCACCTTCACTAGGAGGCGTTCTCGCAGTTGTGTTTCGCCCAATCCTTGATCGGAGATGGGGAGGCACTAAGCTCGGTACCGTAATAGCCTCATTGGGCTCGGGTAGTGGTGAATTGCCTTCCAAAGGTGGGACTTGACGAAGAGGCCTCCTCACAGTTGTGTTTCGCCCAGTCCTTGGTCGGAGATGAGGAGGCAACCTAGGTACTGTGATTGTCTCATTCGGATCGGGCAGTGGCGGCGCAATATCTGGAGTTACAGGTTCATTGCCTTCAGGAAGAGGCGATCCAGAATCGCGACTAGCATTCCTTCTAGTAAGATTCTTCTTTTCGGCCGGAACCCTATCTGTCCACATTGGGTTATTTGTCATTACGATTTCCTCGGTCGGTTCTGGAAGAGGTGTATCATCAATAGGCGTCCTCTTGGCTGGGAATACCCCGGTCTTTCCAACACCGGCTGTGTTTGCGATTCCTGCACGCGCAGCGGCTCCAGCTTGTGCCATCTTCTGACCCAAGGACTCTCCAAGCTTTGCAAGAATCTTACCACCAGGTCCCATTCCGAACTTCAGTCCAAAGTAAATACCAATGACCACTGCAAGGCTGCCGATGATACCGAGAATTATCTTGAAAACTAATTCCAAAGTATTGTTTTCATTTTTCGCATTTGAAGCAAGCTGGGCTATAGGATCCTGAACCTTAGGTATAGCTGGGAGAGACATTTTGGGAGGCGCACAGTCCTTTGGAGGAGCACCCTTGTAGGCCACAGGTCCAATTCCATGAATAGCAAATGAAGGATTTGTATGAGGAAGGCGCTTGATCTGCGCCATGTAGGCTGGTGCAATCGATATGGGATTCTGCATCATGATAACTCGCTGTCCAGGAGGGACCGGATGCCACCCCATACGCATTCCGCAGCGATTAGCGGATACTACGCCCTGTTGGTACTGGGAGCTTGTCCATGTGAAATAGGGCGAAGATGCATCAAGAATCTTATCAAGAGTCCAGTCGCTTCCTGTCGGAATATTGGGATAAACCATAGGTAAGGGATTTCCACTTGCATCCTTGGGCGGTTCTAGAACAGTTGGAATTTGACTTGCGAATGCGCCAACAAACGTAGAACCACCTTGAATCATGTTGGCTGAAATGATGGGAATGAGAATAATAACCTTATTGAAAAAGAAGTTTCCAATTTGAATAACTGCATCGTGTTGAATATTTTCAATACGGATAGGTGATGGGCGATAGATTTCAATCACTGGATATGATTCAGCGACTCCATTAAATGTAACACTAAACGGCAAAGAAGGAAGTAGCCATGCCTTCGTTTCCATTGAGTATGTATCGGCGTTACCTGTAGCCCCTGCCCAAGCAGCTGAACGTAACTCCGCTGTTGCAGAAGACAGGTTACCATCTACACTCATCTCGCATGTAGAACACGCCTTTGAAGTGGAAACTTTGACTCCAGCTGTAATATCTCCGTCGTTTGGTTTGGGATCTGTACTTACAATGTAACGATTTTCTGGACATCCATTGTATGGATTCCACCAAGCAGTTGATCCTCCGCCTCCCATTGTTGTTATCCAACAAAACAAGTATCGTAAAGAAACAAGATGGCTTCAACTGATGTTCCGTGGTGGGGAGCCCTAATCCTAGCAATTCTGACGTGTATACTGTCAGTTGTGCTTACAATTTATCTGAAAGGCGGAAATAGACCTTCTCTTCCTGGAGGACCGACTAATTCTTTCTTTACCGATACCATCACGTACATTCCTCATATTCTGATTCTGTTCGGAGTGTTTGCGGATATTTTTACGATGAAGGGTGTGTATTCAATCCCAAGTCTCGTTGGTATTCTTGCAATGCCTGCTAGCAAGCTGATGAGCTACCTTTGGACTGGACTTAATACACTCGTAGTTGAAATTGTTGGTATGGTTGCAAAATGGTTTGGGACCACAGCCAATCCCGCTACAGTGGTGACTCCTATGTTTTCTGGAACCTCTACAACCGGAGCTACACCTGATATGAGAGAGCCGGCACAGACAGGCCAAGCTGGAGGAGCCATCAACAATTATGCTGGATGTACCATTCAGGGATTTGAGGGTATGGCTAGCCAGTATGCTCCTCAGACACTCGTTGTGACTGCTACGATCTTCGCATATTACATGCTCGATCTCCTTGTCAACCGTTCTGCAAGTGAAGCGTCTAGTTCAATTGTCGCGTTCATAGTGGTGTATGGAGCACAAGCATTCGTTACATCGTGTCAGGCCGGATATTGGCCACCGCTTACTGCACTCGCAGAGGGTTTCCTCTTCGGGGGCGGAGCGTTTGGAATTGTGAATGCGACAGCGCCTCAGCGTCTGCCGTCTTCTGTTCTTGGTGGAAAGGGTGGTGGGGGCGGAATGGGTGTTGGTGGAGTGGGCGGTGATGGAAGTGGTGCAGGAGCCGGTGGTGGAGGCGGAAATGCATCAAATGACCCTAACCTGGTAGATTTAGGGTCAAATACCCCTGCTTCTGCACAATCGTGTCCTGCTGGCTCAACATCAACCCCTCCGCCTGCAATGTCTAACACTTTCTAAGCACGAGCCTTTCGGATCAGAGTATAATAAATAATCATATTTGTCCCAGAGTGACGACCAACCTCCATATCATTCTTTGTAACAACCATCGTAGGAACGACAGAAACTCCAAACCTACGCGCAAAACCATTCGGATCATCATGTGTGTTCACAGACACCCATGATACATCGGAAAACTCCTCCTTCATATCCTCCACTGCAGGCTTGATGGTCTTACAAGGACCACATGTCGGCGACCAAAAATGATACACAACACTCATTCTATATGTATAGGATCGGTCTTTTCTAAACTCTTTCCATTCACGCAAGACCCGTCGTCTCCACAAGTAGGCTCCTTTCCGCACTAATCACCGGAGTCTTTGAAATCACCCTCCTAGTCAGTGTCACATCCCTCGCCTTACACAATTCAGTAAAAGCCTTGTACAGGTGTTTGTCAATCACATCCTTGTCCAGATCTTCAATATTCGCGCGAATCCAGTCCATAATCGTCTTCTGTTGAAGTGGGCCACCCATGATCTTCAGCGGGCAGCCAGGAAACAGCTCATCTGCAACAGGAATTATGACATTCTTGACTCCAGTTACGGCTTCATTGGCCATTCGGTCCACAACCGCATTCTGCTTGGAGAGGTCATCTGTACCACCTGTATGAGCCTTCACATGAACAAAGCGATGGCTCTTGAACTTGGAAAGCTTTCCAGTAATTCCCTTGATCAGATCCTGGTGCTGTACATCCTTTCCGGCAGCTGTCTTCCACCCTCGGTTAATCCATCCGGTGATCCAGGTAGTTAGACAGTTAATGCAGTATTCAGAATCCGAATAAATCACTAAATCGCAATCAAGCTGTCCCTTGTCCTCGAGTGTTGTGACTGCAAGAAGAATAGCAGAAAGCTCACCACGATTATTTGTCTGCTCCTCATTGTCAGGAACACGGTGGGAGCTTGACCATTCAGGATGTTCAGGAAACCAAACAGCATAACCAGCCTTGGCACCAGGCTTTCCATTGTTGGGACAAGAACCGTCAGTAAACACGCGCATACCTTCTACTTGTTTGCTGTTTCTAATTCCATTTCATATGACCGCGGGTTGGTCCATAGTTTCGTGTTCAGTTTCCCAACTATGACCGGAAGATGAACATACGCTGGAATTGTCTTGATAATACAACGACTGACAATGGCAGACTGAAGCGTGGGTTCCTCAATATGAAACCAAACACGGCATCGGAATGACCTTTGCTCTAGTGACCTTCGTAACATCTGTTGACACGCAAGACTCAAAAAATGAGCATGCCATACTAGGAGAACACGGATACGAACGTTCGCTTTGGGAGCAAACAAGACCCATTGTCCAAACCATTTGGCAAAATCATCCATTGAATTTGTCACTGCGGCATCTATTTCTTCAAATTCACAATGATGCTTATGAAGAGACTTGTACTCTTCCCATACTCGCTTTGTTTCACGATCATTCATTCGTTCATATAAAATTTGATGGGGAGGGGGGAAATCCATTACTCCTGCTTTCCACTGTTCTCTGTAGATGAAACAATCTTCTTCACAGGGATGCTGGCAGACACGACATAGAGGCTATTCTCCGTCATGATGATGAAAACACCCTCGTCCTTGATGCGGAGGATGCTCTCAATCGCCGAAGTGTACTCAGTGTCGGACTTAACCAAAAACTTGGTTGTGTCCTGAACACCGATGCAACACTTCTTCTCAAGGCTGTCATTGTAGTAGTCAAGGTAGATGGGGCGATCCTGCTCAACTGCAAGCTTGGCGGCCTGGGCCATCACTGTAGCCGAAGGGACTTGGCTCATTTTCTCTTTCGCAAGGTCTTACGACGAGACTTCCTACCGCGGGTGTGGCGACGCTTCTTGCCACCCTGTCGACGACCAACTGGAATAAATGCCCATCCACGTGGTTCTGGTCGGAGTTTGTCCTTTATCAATTCAAGTGCAAGACGCACTTTCATACGAGCAGCGACTGGGTCATTAACCTTTAAATCTTTCGCCTCCATAAAAGGTTCAAATGCCTCTTCAAAAAGATCGGGTTGCCTATCGAGAATTACCTCAAGATCGGCAATAACATTTTCAATCTCCCCACCTTGAGCACCCAGAGCATGATCTATAATTGGTTGAATATCAGCCATAGTCACAGGACCAAAGGCATGTTCCTCTTGCATAGCCATTGTTTATAGCTTTAGAGAATCATCAAGCTTGAAGCGGGACTTCATGTTCAGACACGGCGTCTCTGCCTTGGGAATCCCAAGAACCTGCTTGGCTCGTTCCTTTGCAACAGGAACCTTCGCAGCTACTGCGAACATGAACCGAACGAGTGCATCAACGTGCTCCTCAGTAGGTGCTGACTTGGGTTGGCGAATACTTTCCATTAGGTCATCTGCGACTGTTTGAACGAAGGTGGCCATAACTGACTCTGGTAGAAGAGAACGGGAATGAAGCTCTGCTGCATAGACTGCAAATGCCCGCTTCTTCTCCTTCTGCTTAGTCCATGCGATGATGGCGTCGTTGTATCCAGGATCCGTGTGAAGAGGAACGATCGTTACATTGGTTGTAGCGTAGAGTGTATCGAACATCGCGACTTGTGTCAGCAGGTCCTGAAGAGCATCAGGGTGAATCTTTGCGATATCAGCATACGCATCTGCCATAAGTGATGCGTAGAATGTTTGGCAGATACCGCGGTCAAACAGAAGAGTTGTTACGCGAAGACGGAACATTGCGTCACGCTTCTCTAGCTTCTCAAGAATACTGGCGATCATTTTTGTATAGGTTTGTTTAGTTAGCTTGTTGATGAATGCATTGACTTCATCGTAGTCGGGGTCATCCTTCTCACGGACCTTACGGTGAACATCTGCAAGAACATTGGCACGCCAGTCCTCGGGCTGAACACGATGCTTAATAGGAGGGCGACGATATGCGGGCTTGAACGAGATTTTTAGGCGGGAAATGATGTCCTGAATAGACTGGGAGAGAGAGTCGCGGGGCGCGTGGCGAAGGGAATAGAGAGTAGCGACATCCATGGTGAAAGGTGTCTCTGTTCTGTTTAGATGGAACGATTCCATTTTTTACAATGGGAGCTTGTTGTAGTACAGATCCAGGAGTTATTGAAATTGGACCAAAGACGATACGACAAAGTCAGATGAAAAAGATCAAGACCTACGAAGATGCGATGAGAGCAATAGGAATAGAATTGAAGACAAATGAGTCAATTAGAGTCAATATGCCTGATTTCATTCTGTTAGCACATGGGTATGACCGTTTTCAGATCGCAGAATCATATACGATTCGCGGAGCCACTCTACCTGCAAAGGCCCTCTATAGAAAACGGAAGTGAAATAAACCACTTTCAAAACCTCGCCCTCTCTACAAGAATGACTGACTCCACAAAGATGCCAAATACTTGGGTTTTGTGGTATCACGACCCCAACAACAACGATTATTCCCTAGCCAGTTACACTAATATTGCCTCAATGTCTACGCCAGCAGAGTTCTGGACAGTCATTGATGCCGTCCCCAAGGAAGCTTGGGAATCAGGCATGTTCTTCTTCATGCGTGATGGATACCGCCCTCTCTGGGATTCCCCAGAAAATGATAAGGGTGGTGCATGGTCTAAGAAGGTTGACGGAAAGGACACATATGAAGTGTTCGTGGACTGCATGGTTCACTGCATGGCTAGCGTGTTTCTAACCAAGTACAATGAAGCAGTTGTCGGAGTTACTGTTTCACCGAAGGGACAGTTTCACATTGTCAAGGTCTGGAATACGACTACAAATGTGTCCGATAGGAAGCTGTTCAACCCGAGCCTCAAGATGAAACTAGCAGACGATATTGTCTACAAGGCTCACAATACCCGTCCAAAGTAATCAAAGACAGTGACATTCAGCAAACCAAAAATAAATACAATACATTAGGTATGCGTGAAACGTTGTTATAGAAAACACAAGAACAAGATTAGTTGTTTCGGTATCCATTACCGGAACTCAGGATTCCACATTAAAGCCCCACTACACAAGACATCAATAAGGTATTCATCTGTCAATTCATCTTCGTCTACGTATCTCGCATGACCGAAGTCAATAACATATGTGATCCCATCTTTTTCTATGAAGTTGTAGGGTGTAACATCGCGATACTCAATACCTGCTACCTTGTAGAGTGTTAACAGAATGCTGTAGATATCCTCCTGAACCTCTTCGGGGACATCGTCAATGTCCTCACCATACTTGTCTGCAATACACATCTCCTCAAGATCTTCCATCTCGATGTATGTCCGGTTGTCTGTGTCAATAACAGCCGGAGATAATCCAAGATCTGCAGAAGTCTTCAACATATCTGCCTCGCGCTCAACCTCCTTCGCGGCTGTTTCCCCGAACCGCTTGATATACGTCATGGTGTGTCTTTAGTTACATAGCAAAAATACTTCCATTTTACGTGGACCACGTACCGCCAAGGCCAGAGTGATAGATCGCTAAAGGTACGCCGTGCTGTTGGATATTGGTAAGGGTTGCTGCGTTGTCTGTCAGATACTTGATACAGTCAATTCTGAGATAGGAGCCTGTTTTTGCGACCTTGACAAATCCTGGCTCTTGGTTGGAAGCCGCTACCTTGATACAGACGTTGGGTGTCTCCGGGCGATAGGGGGTTGCTTGCTTGTTAAAAGGATACATCTTCCAGGTGTCAATCAGTACAACGTGTTCTGTCTCGGGGTTAACGATACCCTTACGCAGATAGTAGGGTCCGGTTGTCCGATTGATGAACTCGGAGTTCAGGTCAATCGCCGACAGCGTAGCTGGTTCAAGGAGACGTGACAGCACTTGACTCTCTGGGACCGCAGCAAAGAAGCTATTTGTCAAGTACAGTCCATGACTCTCCGAACGACATTCAAGTCCACACGGATCCTCGTTGCATCCAATAAACAGTGCTCCTTCAGTTACGATCCTATCAATTTCATCGAAGAACGGTCCACTGGTTTCAAACAGAGAATCCATGTAGACTCCACCATCCTTGTGGATAATCTCAAGACGGGCCAAGTCAGCAACCTGCGCCCAGCGAGACTGACCTGTTTCGGCTCCAATCTCAATGCACCTCTGTTGAAGAGCATAGGTTACAGGGAAGTTCTCGGGTGTCCTATCTGATTCCTTCCACAACTTATACTTGTATCCCTTTGATTTGGCAATCACTTCGTTAAGTTCAAATAGGTAGATTCGCCAGTGTGGAATTTCTGACCCAAACCAAATCTGATGAAGAACCTTTGGAAGGAGGCTCTGAGCGACTGGAGTTCCTGGACTAACTTCGGCAACAGGAACAGGAGTCTCTACAAGTGGCACAGGAAGGTTGATAGACCAGCGGATACGAGACAAGAACAGGTAGCTCTGTCGCAGATGGATATTTATGTCAGAGAGCTGCGTGCACATTGCCAACATGTGGTAGATGACGGGATTGGAAGCTGAAATAAACATGGGCTTGGTAACATCAATGACCATATCTGCCAAGTAATTGACTGGTTGAAGTTGACCGGCGTTTGTAGCAATAAACTCAACACCGGGCTCAGGTTCACCGGGTTCACCAATCTTTACATTCACTCCCTTCTTCAGATGAAACATGATCTGACGAATTGTCGAAGTAGCAGGAAGAGTTGCCGTTTGTCCAGGTGTTTGTGAAACAGCAATAGCCATTGTTTCCACTGTCTTCAGGTTTGCCTCGGCTATCTTGTTGTAGGTCGGTCCATACTTATCGTTGAATCCGATTACAGAAAACATCGGATCACCAGCATTGTTTTTTGCCCGTTTCATGTACTCCAAATACGGAAAGAATGCAGATGTAGCCGTCACATTCGGGAAGAAGATGTACTCGTAAAAGACACCGCCCATTCGGCCACAGATAACCATCTTTTCAACATCTTCGGTGTACCTAGGAGGAAAACGATTAGATGACGCACCTTGTTCTGCAGCAGCCTCTTCTGCCGTCAGACAAGCAGGGTGTTCAACGACACAGTCATTACGATTTCCAACGTCTCCTGCGGGATTGAAATAGGTATACTTGTCAGTTAACCACAGGTACTCAAGTGGAAGTTGAATGATGTTAGTCCGAAGAACCCATCTGTCACGGGTGAACACTTGTGAAAGAACACGATCGTCAGCTTTTCCAAGAACTTCGGGCTTCGTTGTCTCATTCCACCACATGTCAAGCAGTGCATAAGCAGAAGGTGTTGGGGCATAATACATAATTCCTCCAGATGTCTCAAGAATATACGGATCAAAGCAGACGTCATTGTTCTTCACCTTTGGCGATGTTCGTGGGTCACAGTTCCACCCCTGACACATGAAGTCAACATTTGGAGTATCAAAAATAACAGGGTACTTGCGAATGAACATATCCCCATCGATGTAGACAACGGCGCGTCCACCGCATGCCTCTGCTGCCTTCTTGATAAACAGTGGTTTAGCATTGATTGCAGCTTGGTAGAGGGGGCCATTTCGTCGGTGAAACTCGTCGTATTCTTGAACGAGATAGTTAAGCTTCATATCCCTGCACATCTGAACCCAACCATCAATCATTCTCTCCATCGTAATCGGAGTAACAGCACCTGGTTCTTGGAAATATGCCGGCTTTAACTTCTCATTGGCAAGTCGTATGAAATCCGGGTCTTGATCCCAGTATGCGATATTGTCTTCTCGCTTCTTCTTGATTGACCTCCATGCAGCCAACGTAGGAGGACTTAGATCTGGAGGTACACGTCCATTGTCTCCGGTAACAAGTTTCTTAAGACGATTCCATTCTGCACTTAATTCTTTGTAGGATTCACTGTACTCATTGAAGTCAGCCTCAAGGTCATCGCGAATCTTCTGTTTGATATCTTCTGCACATGGACGTCCTGTATTTACGTTAACGACTCCACGGCCCCACCAGTAGGTAACAACAACAAACTTGCTCTCAGGATTCAAGATTGTTGGTGGGGGCAAAGTGTGTGCATTGATCGCCTGTTCGGCATAGTTCTTGAAGAACTGTGCTGCTTCTACTGGATCTGTAGGTATTACAGCACCAGCTCGTTGACGACGTAATGTCTTAGACCGACGAGTCATTATGTTGTTGTCAGAATAGTTTATTATGTAGAACACGGCATCAGGCAGAGCTTGATATCACCAAGGTTAGCGATGACGTACCGAATCATGATGAACCAGTCATTCTTCATATGAACCTCCAGATTGTTGGACAGGTTCGTGCACTTAGTGAACAGAACAAGGTGGGGCAGAGAGAACGTACCGCTGACAATCTCCTCGGTCTCCTTCTTTGCAATAGAAAGCTCGGATGCAGTATCACCCATCGTAACCGTCTGACTTGCGAACGGACCCTTGCAAGTGAATGTAAGAGTGTTTCCAACATTCTTGATATCCACCGTCTTTGCAGAGAGCAGAGTCATATCGCGACAGATCTTCTGGAAATCCAGCGAAGGCATAGTGATCCGAGCAGAGAACTCAGTCTCTGGCATATTGATATCTGAGTCATCACGATCGAGCAGGTTCAGGCGGTAGCGAGTACGGCGCTTCTTCTCACCGTTCTCAAGAGTGATTGTCAGGTGATTAGACTCTGCACGCGAAACAGAGAAGGTAATCGTGTCCTCATTCGTCACTGTCTTGACAATACGATAAAAGTGATCGGTGTTGAGACCAACATCAAGCTTAGGAGCCGAGTGATTGTACTCATACTGCTCAAACTTGGAAGCATAGAGCCTCATATGGGTCAGCACAGTGCGAGTGTTGTCCATCGCAATCATACGAATGCCATCCTTATCAAAGACAAGGCTCATCTCCACCAGCATAGACTTCAGTCCCTCAGCGAGAGTGCGAATCGCCGAAATTTGAACAGTCTTTGCCACCACGATGTCGTCGCTCATTTATGTATCCATGAGGCTCGGCGTCTAAGTTCTTCTACGCACCCGGCGTGTCTTGCGACGCTTCAGTCCAGCAGGAAGGCAATTAAAGAACTCCCCCTTGCTGTTCTTGCGGTAATCATAGACATCGTAGCCCGGAAAGCACTTCTTCTTTGCAGCTGCGAGGCGTTGCTTGAGGGTCTTCGCCATTAATCAGTGTAAGCAAAAATTGCTAGGGAGAAGAGACTCAATCCAATTGCTAGCCACTTGAGACCCTTGATGCTCTCATTAAAGAACATGACTCCAGCAAGTGTAACTAGAATATTGGATGCCAAATTCCAGATCAAGTTCGTCACAACCATGTTGGAGTGAGTCATCGCCTTCAGGAAGACATATGGTTCAAACGCATACAGCAAAGTGGCGATAGGAAATCCAACCGCATACAGCAGCTTCCCTTGATCCACCAGCTTGAGTGTACCCATCATACTGATGTCAATCAGCGCCATCACAATTCCAAACACAATTGGCAGCATGTCAAACTTGCCCCACTGCCAGTTGATCGATTTAATCAACGTATCAACGAAATCTTTCATTACTTCTTCGGGAGATAAGGAATTGCGAGTAAACAAACTAAGCCGATTAGTATTACCAAGTCAAATGTGCCTACAACCTTCTTGTACTTGATGGGAAGAGGGTTCGTTCCGGGAGGAACACCGCCATATGGCTTCATCCATCCCACAAAGGCCCCGAGTAGAGTGGGCCCGAGCTTATCGTTGCAGTCGTAGATGTAGTCGTACCACGCCATGAACACGTAGGCAGCCATCGCAAGCACGAACCCAGCCACAACCTCATGCTGCCAGGCCTTCGCGTGCGGGGCGAAGTACACGAGCAGAATAAACGCTGCAAAGATGATACACTTTTCATTGAGATATAACGGAGTTCCAAATAATCCGCCACCCATTACTTGTTGCGGCGAGTTTTTCCATGGGACATGCGAGCTGACTTCTTACGCGACACGATGCGTCCCCACTTGTTCATCTTGAGGTCTCCCTTCTTCAGTCCACCCGTCGTGTGGTCAGCTGTTCCATGCATTACCTGGGCGCGAGATCCAATAGCCTTCATTTGTATCTACAAACGAAAATTTGGATTCAGGACGATTCTAGCTCCGTGAGAACGCAGGCAGTTCTGGAATGGGACGTGTTCGCAGACCATTTGGCCTCCGTCACGATTGTTGTATTTACAACATCTATGTAATGTTGAAACCTTAGCTAACATTGCAGTATTAAACGCGGAATATACAACAACTGGTTTTGTGAACGTTGGTACCAAGTCCTTGAACTTCTCAATCGCTTCTGTAGTAGCTTCTTGTTGACTATACTTCCCTGATCTCCATAATTTATAGTATTCTCTCCAACAGTCAAATTCAATAATACCTGGAATTCGTAGAGGCCAAATATCATAGTATTTATTACCATAGCTAACTGCAGTGATTACATCCCAGTTATCAAGTGCAAAACATGAATCAAATGACTCTTTAGATACTGGTGTTGTAAAAACATTATCCAAATCAATCATCATGAAGTAGTCAAAAAAAGTAGGAACGTATTCGAGTAGACGATTGCGTATATAAGCTAGTCTTTCAACACGATCTGCTATTCTGTTATTGAGGTTATACTCTGTAACAATTATTCGTTGTCCAGGCTTCTTTTTAGCCCATTCCTTGATAATCTTGTTCGTATCATCAACAGAATCATTCTCAAAAATCACGACTTTAGACTCTTTCCACCAGGGTTCTATTGTTTCAAGATTAGCCAGAACTTCTGGAAGATACTTTTCAACGTTCATACAACAACCAACGATACAGATTGATTTGTCCTTCATTGAACCAATCTTGTGATTTTATTCATCCATGTTTGTAAGTGTAATAGTCTAGGATTGAACGTAAAATTTCTGAACTTCTCAATCGTTTGCGTCATTGAGTCATTTGTTATGTCTGTCCAATCGTTGACAATCCAAACAGGTAATCCATCAAACAATGGGTCTAATCCAGATGACCTAACGATTGGAATACATCCCAACACAAGAGCTTCCCATGTTCGGTGACAATCGGGTCCTGCGCCAGGAGGAGATGGTATAAATGTGTATTGCGACATCATCATCCAAACATGCTTGCGTGGCATTTTTGATTGCTGATTATCAATCACATTTGGGTCAATCAAGTCTATTGCTCGTTTTCGTTGTTCAGAAGCATACCAATTGAAATGAAAGGTTCCATAGCATTTATGGACTCGTTTCCAAAATGGCAATGAACTTCTAGATATTCCCAGGAGTTCGGATTCTTGTTCGGCAGGTGATGCCTGAGGACCCCACTCATGTCCTCTCTTTTCAGACAATGTATGATAATCAAGACCAATTGGAATTCTATGAAGCTTTGGATGATCCCCCATACAGTTCTGAGCAAACCATGCGATAAGAAGTGGATTTTCCAGTAGTTCAGTAGCTGTAGAAACTTGTTGAGGGATAATACGATCAGAGTCGCCCGAGACAAGAATAAAGGGTTTGCTGCGAGTCGGAAGAATGTTTGTTACAAATGTATTTACTGCATCTGCACATAGATAAATGATAGCATTCTCAGTATCCGGTGGCATAAACCTAATAAAAGTGGTTGACGACATTGGATGCGGATCATAATGGGTACATGATTTGAGAATACCACGTGAACCCACGATAAGGCACGTATTCTCAGCCATTTCTTTGTAATATAAGTTATACATTCGTTAAAGTTGATCATGCCGCGGTCTATACATAGGATCCTTTCTCCATTCAGCATGTTGCAGAGTTGAACCAAAAACGCCAAAGTCACTTCCACCACACATAAAGGTTGGTTCTGCCCAATAGACACGAAGATTCAGGACTCTTGCAGATTGGTTAAACCATTCGTCACCTCCAAGTGCAACAACCTTGTAGCCACTTTTAAACATGCTTAGTAGTTTCTTTGCACATTGTTTTGTAAGAAGAAAGCCCATTCCACGAGAAGATCCTGCCGCAAGAACCGAACCTCGTCCACCAGTCCAAACGCGACCAATCTCGTTGGATTTCAAGAACACATTTGACGTGGATCGTTTGGGACGTTCAATATGAAGTTCACATGCATCACCAATCCAACAAGCATCCCAATCAGGTGGTAGATTCTCAAGGGTCTTTTTCATTTCTTCATTGAATGTCTTTGCAAGACATGCGTCATCGTCCAAATACAGAGCATAGTCATCGTCACTGTGAATAAGACGCTTCATACCCTCAACAAGTTTCATTAGATTCGAGATGCAAGGAAGGTTGATCTTTGATCGATCAAAATAAGAAAGTTCAAAGTCTGTAAGAAACTCACGATCGTAGACTTCAACAAATGTACCAGTTAACCCATGATCTGCTAATTGGCGGTTCATATGAATCTTTCGTTCCTTATTCGGAGTATAGTGAGTGATATAAATAGGTAAGTGAATCTTAATCAGTTTATCAGGATTATCAAATTCATCTGAAGGCAAATAGATCGGATCGCCCCTCAGACTAATGGGTTGCATTAGCAGTATTTCATCGCATGAGTCTAAGTGAAAAACAAACTATATGTCAGTTTTGACGAATAGTTTGTTTTTTGAGTTGTTGTTGAGTTGTTGCTACTAAACGTATTTAGTTGGAGTACGCGAGGCCACCCATGCCGCTCATGACGCGCAGCACGTTGTAGTTGACGGCGTACACGCGGACCTGCGCCGTGCGGCCACCGCGCACCGTGTTGACGGACACCGTCAGCTGGAGCGTCGCCTTGTCAATGCGCGAGAAGTTGCACGTGCCAGACGGCTGGTGCTCCTCGGGCTTCAGGGCAAACGAGTACACGTTGATGCCCACCGCCGGTGTGCGCGTGTGGTGCTGGAACGGCTGCACGATGCTGAAGTAGCGTCCCTCGCGCTCCGTGAAGCGGTCCTGGCCGTTGAGCTGGAGCTTGGCAACCTCCACCGGGTTCTTGCCCTCGCACTTGACTCCAGAGAAGAGGATGACCTTCGCGAGCAGGTAGTTCGTCGTGTCCTCAAACACAAACTGCTGGTCGTTACCGCTGGCGTTGAGGTTGGAGTCAAGCCACGAGGCACCACCCAGCGACGGGCCCTGCGAGAGACCAAGGCCAGGGAGGTAAGGGCCCGAAGGACCGTCCGCCGCTCCAGTGGGAACCATGAATGTTGCACCGGCGCCGGGCAGGACGCCACCGCCCTGGCCAGTGGCGAGCGAGCCGCGCGCGAGGACGTCCATCACGATGCCCTCCGTGGTGAAGTCGTCCGTGTAGTTGAACGGCTGCATGCCGTTGACCTCCTGGATGGTCACCAGGTTAGGCGTGCAGTCAAAGTACGAGTCACGCTGAACGACCCACACCAGCTCCTTCACCGGGTGGTTGAAGTTCAGCTGGATCTTGTTGGACGACGACGTGATGGACTCAGCGCCAGTGAACTGGAGCTGCTCAATCAGGTACTCGTGCGTCTGCTGGGCGAAGCGGCGACGCTCCTCCGTGTCCAGGTAGATG